ATACCAATTTACTCAACCAATATAAAGGATTAAATCATATAAATATATGGCTAAAAGTAAACTTGCGGAGAAAGGTATCTTAATAATACAAGATGAAACTAATCCATTAAATAGAGTAGATGAAATAACAAATAATCCTAAATATTCTAAATTAAGAGAAGCATTCAAAGCTGAAGTAAGTGATAAAGAAGTAACATTCCCAAAAGATTTAGGAGCAGAACACCCATTTGATTTTAAATTAGTGGAGGATACAGTTTATTCTTATGGAGTATTAAATGCTATATTAGATAAAACCACAAACTCAATAGTGGGAGATTTTACAATGGATGTAGAAAATGAAAATTCTAAAGCATTATTAAAAGAGTTCTTTAAAGATATACCACTTCATACAATTATGAAGGCATGGGTAAAAGAAGCATTAAGTAAGGGGAATGGATTTATGCAGATAGATATGAATGAGGGTAAATTAGATACTGTTAATGCTAATGGAATTTATGTAAAGAGAGATAATAAAGGTAAAGTTCTTAAATATAATCAGTTTACAGGAAATTTAAATAATTTTAAACCAGGAAAAACAAAAGTAATAGAATTTAATCCAAAAGAAATAGCACATTTAAAAATTAATTCTATACCAGATGAACCATACGGATTAGGTATTGTATGGCCTAATATGAGAACAATAAATCATATTATAGGTAATGAAATAGACCAACACAAGTTAATTCAAAGAAAAGCGGGAGCACCTTTACATATCCAGATTGGACAACCGGGTGAAAGAATAAGCGATGATGTAATAACAAAAGCAAAAACAGATATGCAATACTTAACTACCAGGACAGAGTGGGCAAGTGATGCAAATGTAAATATTAAAGTTGTTGAGATTCCAGAATTAGGTAAGGCATTAGGGGATACAGTAATGCACGATTTTAGAATGTTACTTGGTGGAACTCAAATGCCAGAGGTATTAATGGGTAGTGGTCAATTAAACGAGGGTATAGCAAAAGTACAAGAAAAATCATATAAGGATTATATTAAATCATTAAGAAGAGAGATAGAGGTAATTATTGAACAACAAATTATAAGACCTTTTTTACAATCAAATGGATTTGATGAAAAAGTATTATTTACCTGGGATTTAGAGAGTGAAGAAGAAATAAATAATAAAGTAGAAAAATTAAATACATTAATTCAAAATCCAATGATTAGTCCAACTTTAAAGGCAGCAATAGAAATTGAGATTTCTAAATTATTAGGTTTTGAGGATTTAGAGAATTATTTAGTTAAACCAGAGAAAGCACAAGAGGAAGCAGATAAAAGAGAAGAAGAAAGAATAGAAAGAGAGAATGGAAATATAGAAAGAGAAAAAGAAGAAGAAATAGAACAGCCAGAAGTACCAGGAGCAAAACCAAATGCTAAAGAAAGTTTTAACGAATTTATTAGAAAAAAAGGTAATGAGTGGTGTGTTTATTCAGAAAAAGGTAAAAATATGGGTTGTTATAAAACAGAAAAAGAAGCAAAAAAGAGATTAGGAGAAATAGAGTATTTCAAGAAAGAAGAAAAACACGAATGTATCCATTGTATGAAAGGTGAGGGTTGCGGTGACCAAATAGATATAGAAGAATCAAGAGGAATGACTTTACAAGAATGGGTTAATTTAGAAGAAAGCAAAACTTTTAATTATCAAGATTATGTATTAAAAACCCTTGAAATTCTAAAAAAATATGATTTTCCATTTTTAAGAGCAATAACTCCACAAGATATAGAAGACGGATTATTAAACGATATTCAAATAGAGAAATTAAGAATAATCTTAAAGAATGGTTATAAAGAAAATCAAACAATAAGGCAAATAGAAAAACAAATAGAATCTTTAGATTTACCAGATAAAAAGAAAGATGGAAAGATTACCGCAAAAGCAGAAAATAGACCAAATATGATAGCAAGGAGTGAAACAGTAAGGTTAAGTAATTTGGCTTTATTAGATATATACAAAGAAAATAAAATAGATAAAGTAAGGTTTTTATCAGCAATATCTGAAAGAACTTGTCCTACTTGTTCAGAATTAAATGGTAGGGTATTCAATATAGAGGAATCAAGTAGTATAATCCCCGTTCATACTTCTTGCCGTTGTACTTGGACACCCGTAATTGAATAATGCAAATACACGGAAGCGGTACAGGAAATTGGAATAATAGAGCAATAGTAGATGAATCATTAGGTTCTCAATATGGTAGATTAATGGTTAATACTCTTGGCAGTGTTAATGTAGATAATATAGGTAGTGAATATTATTTAAGAGGAATTATAGCTAATTTTAACAATAGTAATACATTCGTGGGGAGTATATTAGCAAATGGGTCTTTTACTGGTAGTTGGATTGATGTTACTAATTATGATAATGTATCTTTTTTAATTAGACAAAGTGCTACTGGTAGTTTATATGTTGAAAATTCAGTAGATGCCTCAACAATTCAAAGAAGTAGTTTATTAGCACCTTTATCTGGTATTGCGACTTATTACTCGTTAAGTCCAAGAGCACAATATTTTAGATTAAGATATGTTAATGGTCCAACAGAGAATAATCCATTTTTATTACAAACAAGATTTAATCCAACAACTTTAGGATATAGTTTTTTACCTCTTAATACTCCTTTAAATGATAATTTTACTTCTTTAATTACTAAATCCGTTTTAAGTGCAAAAGATTCAACTGGTAGTTATGTAAATATTGATTGTACTAATGGGGGAAATTTAAAGATAAGTGTAGAGGATTGGAACGGAGTAGTCGGAAGTGTTTATTTAATCGGAACAGATAATAAAATAAATATTTATTCTGGAACTCACGGACCAATAGGGATAAATAAACATACTAAAGCATTAACTACTATTGATTATGAACATAACGAAATACATAACGGAGGACATTACCATGTAAGAGATTGGACTACTATTGCAAGTTCAGGAGGAAGTTTATGTTTTAATATTAGTACGTCTAATGGTTCAAAATGGACACACCTCTCATTTGATGTTTATTCGGACAATTTAGTAGAATGGGAAGAAAAAGATTATGTAACAATATCTGGTGGAACAATGGTAAATGTTTATAATTCTAATCGTAATTCATCTAATACTTATGGTGGAAGTATTGTAAATCTTGCTCAAATAACAGGTGGAAGTTTAAATGCAAGAGGATTTTTTGGAACTCCAGGTGTAAATCCTAACGCAATGGGTATAAATGGAGCTTATGGAAGAAACAACGAAATAATTTTAAAGAGTGGAACCTCTTATAGTTGGTGTTTCAAAGTTGGAGCAAATAATACTAAAATAGGTTGGGATGCAGAATTTTATGAGCATACCGATTCAATACAACAATTTTAAAAATGATTAAAGAGGGAACAATATACGATATTGAAACAGAAGAAGAAAAAACAAAAGATAAACAAATGGAAGAAGATATAATAGAATTTGTAAATGAGGTAGATAGAATATGGAGAGTCAGAAGAAGTTTACCAGCATTAAAGATTGATAAATTTGACCCTCTTTTATTTATGATTTGGAAAAATGGTAGAAATAAATAGAATAATTTGTGAAAAGTGTAAAGTAAAGCATACAGAAGGTATTATGATAACTAAAATTTATGGTATGTGGTTATGTGGTAAATGTCTTAATACTTATATAAATAAAATGGATGAGCAGAAAAGAAGATTGCTCTTGGAGGAATAAATGCCTATATGGATTGATAAAGTTACCCGTCAAAGAATCCCCTATCAAAAAGAATGTACTGATTTAGAGTACGATTTATCTGGAGATGAGGCAATAAGTCAGGAAAGTTTACCATTAATAGGTGCTTGGAGTGATTTTACTGGAAGTGGTGGAGTAGATTCAAGAAGTCAACAATTATTTGCTGGTACTGAAAATCAATTATTTGGTACAGACCCAGGAGTTCAAGGGGAAAAAATACCTAAATTAAATGTAGTTGGTGAAACACAAAATACTCACAGAAGAAGAACAATCAAACGATATATTGATTTAAAGAAGTGTTGAGTATATACAATGCTTCTCAACATATTTAAAGTAAATTGTGTATGTATAAACAATGGAATCGGTAAACCTTAATTATAATGTGCCTTTTAAAATAACAGAATCTCACGGAGATAATCCAACATTCTTAATTGAGGGTGTAGCAATTAATACTACAACTACTTCTAATAATCATAAATTTCTATCAGAAGAATTACAAACAAGTGCAAATACTCTAACTGGTGTCCCACTTTTAAAAGACCATAACAATTCAGTAGACGCTATTGTAGGAAGAGTAAAAGAGGGTAGATATAACGAAGAAACTCAAAATGTTATATTTAAAGCACAAGTAATTGATGATAAAATGAAAAATTTAATTAAACAAGGAGTTCTAAATTCAGTATCAGTAGGAGCAGATGCTATGGATATTGAGGAAAGTGATGATGGTAGTTTAATCCCAAAAGGAATTATCTTTAGAGAATTAAGTTTAGTTGCTATACCAGCAGATTCTGGAGCAACATTTAGTCAAGCATTAACAGAGGCTTATGATAAATGTAAAAGTGGAAAGAAACAATTAGAAGTAGAATCAAAGTCAGAAGACAATATAAAAGAAGTGAAAGGAGGTTCAAATATGGAAGAAAATTATGCTACCAAAGACGAACTTCTTAAATTACAAGAAATGATTGAAGCTCAAACTAAATTAATTAGTGAAGTTTTAAGCAATATTGTTAAAGAAGCAGATGCAGACGAAGTAGTAGAAGAACCAAAGGAAGAACCTAAACAACCAGAGGAAACAAAGGAAGTTAAGGAGGAGGTAAGTGAAACTGAAGAATCAAAAGAAACTGAAGAAAAAGAGTCTGAAGAAACTGAAGAATCAGAGGAAATGGAAGAATCATTAAGATATTCAATTATGGAAGAGGCATCAAGTCTTGGGGGTATGAGTTTCTCAGCAAGAAGATTATAAAATGGTATCAGCAAGTTATTCATCTAATACATTAGGAGGAGGGCAATTAGTATTCGACTGGGGTAATCCTGGAATTATTAGTGCAGTTGCTCAAGTAAACTTGTCTGGTGGTGATTTAGTTCAAATCTTCTCGGGTACAGCGGGTTTAGTTGGTTCAGGAGCAAGTTCTTTTGTTTCTACTGATTTGATTGTTCAACCGGCAAGTGATAGAAAACTATTCAATGGTATTGTATTACAAAATGCAGGTTCAAACACATTATGTTCAGTTGCTACAAAAGGTCTATATCTTATGAAAGCAGGTGAAATCATCTCTGGTGGTGCACTTGTAGGACATAATGCTTCTGGTTGTGTAGTAAACTGGCTTGGAGTATTAGGTTCAGCAACTGGTGGTTTCGAAGATACTATCGTTGGTAGAGCTTGGACAACTTCAGCAAGTGGAACAACTAACTATGCTTTAGTAGAATTAAAGTAAAATGGCACAAAGTTTTCAAAGAATTAATGAGTACATTTCAACTGGTGATGGTAGTGCAGGAACATTATTGATTCCTAAGTTAATATTACCAACTTTAATGGACGAACAAGAAAAGGCTTTAATACCGAGAGAATTAGCAGCTATGGTTATTTCTGGATTTGAAGGTTCTTCAATTACAAAGGACTTAACAACAGAAAATACTTTAGATGTTAGAAGTGTAGCAGAAGGTGCAGAAGTACCTTTAGATGCTATTGGATTTGAATCAGTAACTTTTACACCGGTTAAATATGGAGTTTCTGTAAGAATTACAAGAGAGATGATGGAAGATTCTCAATTCGATATTTTTAGAGAAAACCTTAAAATCGTGGGTAGAAGATTCGCTGAGAACGAAACAAACTTAATCTTAGGAGCCTTAAATGGTGCTAATACAACAGTTGCTGGAGGAGCAAGTGTAACAGTAGCTAATATTACAGAAGCAATGCTTAATGTTGAAGATGCTGATTATATGCCTACAGATATTATTGTTGGTAATGAGGTAGTAAACGACCTTAGAAATATTGACTTATTCGTAGAATTCCAAAAATCTGGAAATACTGATATGTTAAGTAAAGGGTTTACTGGAACTATTTATGGACTTAATGTTGTTAGATTCTCGTCAAATGCTGGTGCGAATGCTGTTAAAACAAGTGCTTATGTACTTGATAGGAGCAAGGCATACGGTATCGCGATTAAAAGAGATATTAGTGTAGAAAATGTAACAATGCCAACATATGATATGGAGGGTGCTGTTATTACACAAAGAATTGATGTTAAGTTACTAAGAAGCAAGGCTGTTTCAAAAATCACATCGGCTTAAATAACCTAATTATTTTTTTTTATTTTTTTTATTTATCTCGGAGGAGTCACTCACTTGAAGAAGTATAAACTACTTGAAGAAGTATAAACTAATTAAATAGGAGAAAAAAATGGCAATAGTAACAACAGGAAGTAGTGTCAATGGATTAATCCGTGGACTAAGTAATCACTTTGCTGGAAGTGGGGGAGGTTTCCCAGAACTACAATTCGTTAATGGAAATCCAGATGGTGTAGTGACAGCTGTAAAAGTTAGTGGTTTAGCAGTAGATGTAGCAGGTGCGAAAGTCTATATGGCTAAAGTTACTGGTGGAAGTACTTGGTTTAATGTAGGTTCAAGAACATAAATATAAGGAGGAATAAATGGCATATACAATAGAAGATATAAGTTTGAGAGATAGAGAATTCGCTAAATTTCCAGCAACTGTTAGTGGTGTTGGATTAGTTACCTCTGGAGTATGTATGGCTGTGGTTTTATGCGGAATGGTATCCGGAACAACTACTTTAATACCGATAAAATGTAATGCAGAGGGAATGCTACTTACTAGCGGAGCATAAATTTTATTATTTAAATGGGAGAAACATTAAGTACTTTAAGCGGAATAGCAAGTCATATAGCAACAAGTTTTATTCTACCAGTTGGTGTAAGCGGTAATCTAATAGAAATAATTGATTTAGAAAGGCAAAATGTTGAAAATTATGTTGGTTTAAGTATTGGCTCTAATTCTATTGAATCTAAATACCAACCCGCTATTGTAAATTTCTCAAAAGCACAAGCATTAGATGAGGCTTTTATGTGGGCTAGTACTTTATCATCTAGCGGTACAGCAATGATAGTATCTGGAAGTTTAACAGGTTATGAGGTTAAATTAGCGGAATTAAGTGTTCAAGATGATTCAAACCCCCAACAAATAAATGCTTTAAATGCTCTACAAAATATGTCAAGAAATACACCTAATCAATTTAGACAAATGGCTATGAATAGTTTAAAAAATTTAGGTAAATCAGTTAGTTTAACTAAAAGTTTGAGTTAAAATGACAATAAAAGAAGAATTACAAAATGGACTTAACCATTTAATTTCAAAAACTGGAACACAAATTAGAATTAATTATTATACTCAATCAATAGGTTCTGTTTATGATGATGATGTAATTCTTACTAAAAGCGGTAATTCTTTATGGACTAGCGGAGTAATTCTACCAATAAATAATATGAATAATAAATATGAAAGTTTATTAGTAGAGCAAGGAAAATTAAGAACAGATGATTCAATATTATTTACTCACGGAAGTTTATCCTTTACTGGCTCTCAATTTAAAGTTAGTATAATGGTTGGTAGTCCTGGAGAAGTATATTCAATACTTGAACCAGGTATTATATCACCACAAGTAAATGGAACCAGAATCTATAAGAAAGTTTATTTAAGATTATTAACTAATGGTTCGTTGATTGGACAATGAAAATAGAAATTACTGGTTTAAATGAGGTAGATAAATACCTCCAGGTAAAAACAAAACAAATAGAAAATGGTACTTCTAATGGTATTAAAAAGGCAACATTTTTCATTCAAGGTAAAGTAAAAGAAGATATATCAAAAGAACAATGGAGAAGAAAAGATGGAAGTTATGGACCAAG